AGTATCTCTCGACTCCGTTTGCGTGGGTGCGAGACGTGGCATCGGCGACGTGGGGGTATTTGCGAGGGCTGTTCTCAGGCTTAGGCGGGTTCTTTAGATCGGCGGGGTCGGCGCTGCTATCGGTGTTCACAAACCTGCCGATAGTGAGCACGCTCTCCGGAGTGTTCGGGACAATCAAAGCGTTCCTCTCGGGCCAACTGAGCTTTGCTGAGGCGGGCAAGAAGATACTCATTACACTTGCTCAAGGTATCTGGTCGGCGGCAACTTACCCATTCGAGATGCTGAAACGCGCGCTGGATTGGCTCCGGAGGCTCTTGCCGTTCTCGGATGCTCCCGAGGGTCCGCTTTCCAGCCTGATAGAATCAGGCGCGGCGTTACTGCGGACGCTTGCACAGGGAATGCTGTCGGTCATAGGTCTTCCGGCTCAGGTGCTGAGCTACGTTTTTCAGCGAATGCTGGATGGCGTCCGGTGGATATGGGATGGCCTGAAGTCGATAGGCTCTCAGGTCATATCGACCCTATCCAGCGCTCTTTCGGCAGGCGCGCAGATCGCGAGTTCGGCTTGGAGCGGAATCACTGGCATAGTGTCGTCGGGTTGGAATGCGGTTGCGTCCATCGGCTCATCGGCCTATTCGTTTGTGTCTGCTCCATTTCGTTGGGTGGCCGGAGTCGCCGGGTCCGCTTGGTCGCGGGTCACTGGATTCGCATCATCAGCCTGGTCAGGCATTCGTTCGATGGCGTCATCCGCCATTGGCTGGCTGAGATCTCCATTTGCGAGCCTGGTGAGCTTCGCTTCGTCGGCATGGTCAACTGTGCGCGGAGCAGCGTCGAGTGCGTTCTCCTCCATACTCTCCGGGTCTAGAAGCCTCGTGGCAAACGCATTCCAAAGCGGCAGGTCGATGATGACCACAATAGCATCCGGCATCCGCTCGGCAATGTCCGTGCCCTATGAAGCGGCGAAGTCGGTGTTCTCCCGGCTCAGACGACTGCTCCCATTCTCAGACGCCAAAGAGGGACCGCTCTCGACTCTCGCAAGAAGCGGCGCGGCAATGCTGGAGGCGTTCAGTTCGGGGATTGCCGGAGCTTCGAAACTGCCATCACAGGCGCTGAAGAAGGCTTTCGGATTCGCAAAGTCTGCGATGCTTCCGACTGCGGTTGCGGGCACACTGGCGCTTACTCCGTCTATTGCCGGGCCGATGCCGGAGCCGGTCATGCCGATGGTTGCTGGTCAGAGGGCGGCAGTCAGTGCCACGGATTCGAGGCAGACCGAGCAAACCAGACTGCTGTCAGTCACGCGCGGCGCGCTTGGCAACGGCCCGGGCAGGGAGGCCAGCACGCAATCACAGGACTTACGCCCGATACTTGAGGCGGTTCTGGCAAAGCTCGATGGGATCGCGGAACGGCCAATCGATGTAACGGTTACCACCAATCTGGACGGTCGCAAGATCGCTCAAGCTGTTTACAAGGATATGCGGGAGAGAAAGGTTCGGAACTATGATTCAGCCTGAGACCCAGAGAGTCTTCATCTGCAGCAAGTATGCCGGTGATACGGAGCACAACGCGAGGGTTGCACAGGCTCTCTGCCGTATGGCCTTGGAAGCCGGACTTGCGCCGTTTGCGCCACACCTGCTCTACACGCAGATCCTGGACGACTCCGACCCGGCTCAGCGGGATCTCGGCATATCGACGGGCCTGCGCTTCATGGAAACCTGCGACGTGGTCTGGGTCTATGTCGGGGAAGGCGTCTCAAATGGCATGCGCCGCGAGGTGGAACATGCGCAGAGCCTTTGCAGGCCCGTGGTCATACTCCGGGAGGTGCGGCCGTGCGTCCTGATATAAGAAAGACGACCGGCTACATCGTGGATGTGGTCACCCGCGAGTCGCTGGAGTTCCAGTATAACCCGGACGAGATTACCGACGAAAAAAGCACGGATTTCGCCACGATAAAGGTGCCCGGCATGAGCCACCCGCGCTACCAGTATGTGTCGGGGGATGCCCGGAAGATATCGTTCAAGGTGTCATTCTTCAAGGGACCGGTTCGGGAGAAGACGGCGTGGCTTCAGTCGCTGCTGTATCCGCAGCACGAGAAGACGATGCTGAAGAACGCCCCTCACAAGGTGCTGTTCTTCCTCGGCGACTTATACCCGGGTGTCATGTGCGTTGTGCGGCAGGTCCGAGCGCGCTACTTCCACATGTTTGATAAGGACAGTCTGCTCCCGCAGCACGCCGAGGTCGACCTGACGCTCGAAGAGATAGTGGCCAAGTCGGTGGACTACACGGCGGTGAGACGATGATAGGGCCGGATTCAAGATACGCAACGTGCGTGCTGTACGTCGACGGAAGCCAGGAGTTCATCGGCACCAGGCAGCGAATAGATACCACGCCCCGGCCGGACGATGTGTTTCATACCGTGGTCGAGGGCGACCGCGTCGACCTGATTGCCTACCGGTACCTCGGACGCGCGGATCTCTGGTGGGTTGTCTGCGACTACAACGACATGTTCGTTCCGCTCGATTCTGAGCAGGGAATTGTGCTGAGAATCCCATCTGCCGAGCATGTGCAGATAGGAATCCTGTGAAACCTCAGTGATAACTCACGGTGCACCACCGACCTAAGTTGCGCACTGCGGCGACATCCGTGCGACGGCCCTCATCATGCCAGAATCACCTTGCATGGCTAGACAACTGACCAAGCACTACGCCATAGCGTTGTGGGTAACACGACATCCACTTCCATATTTTCCCGTACAGTGGTCTGATCTTAGGATTCTGATGTCGCCTAATCTCATTCATCGTTCCGAGAAATGCCTCACTGCATGAGAAGTCCGCCGAGTTGGCGCAAACCAATGCGTGCAGAATGCTCGCATTGCGCCTGCACGTATCGAGAATCCTGCGATCTTGGTCATTCAGCATCAGTGAGTCCGTCGTGGGCAAGAGTTCAAACGCACTGAGTGTGCGGTGACAGTAGTCCAAATTGAGCTCAAGGCGACTACCGTCCTGATCGCCTGCACTATAGCGCAAGCCCTTGTAGCAGAAGTCTCCCATATATGAAATGGCATTCAGGAGATGGCGGATGTTACTCTGTGCAAAGGATGACTTTACCACGCGTTGGTAGATCGAGAACCCAATGGATCTGTGGACTTCGAATTCATCCCACTCTAGGTCCGACTTGCGGCAGAAGTGGCGGTATATGGATCCGTGCGTCAGCAGAAGCTGGAGCCGCCTACCCAGCCCCGTTGGCAGTGACTCCAAATAGTTCATCGCTGCAAGGTACCGGGTCGTGTCGTCCAAAGTAAGTCGATTGGCACCTGCAAGCTCTTGGGATCTGACATAGAAGAAAAGCGCATCACTCATTAACTTGACATTCTGTTGCAGAAGGCCATAACTGATGACCTCGGTGGCAAACTCACGAATCATAGATAGTGCTTGATCCTGACCGATACCGGCCGACTTCGTTCGGTTCAGGAAAGCGAGCATATGCATAGTCACGATGACGTGGCTGCCACAGTCACCCATTGACCTTTCGCGAGCGTCTAGCAGTACCTCCCAGGCTTTCTGAGCTTGGTTTCCTTTCTCCAGAAAGACTGCCAGAGCTACCGCGCTCTCGGCCTCCAGGTCTGGATCAACGGCCTCTAGAGCCACACTATCAAGCATCTCTGGTGATTGTTGTCGCAGCCTCATCAGGTCAAGTATCCCTCTGGCATACAACACATCCGGATCTCGTGAGTTCGAGGAGTAGACACTGAGGCTTTGATCAGGTTCAATGTCGGCAGAACCTAGAGCCCGAAGCGCCTGCACGAGGTAATCCTGCTTCTCACTAGCAGGCTGCCAGTGACGAGAATCAAGCCAGCTAAGGAGGAGATGCAAGCAGTTGCGCCGGAATGACGACCTCATGAACGTCTCTACTTTGCCTTGCGAGAGGTCATAGACGACTGCTGGAAGGTCACGCGTATCGCATGTTGCTTCCATAAGAGCCCATGCTACCGACTCCTGGAGTTGCTCCTCGTTGTGTTGGCGACTCAGTACCCACTCTACAAACTTTTCGCTCAGTCCATGGACCATGGTAGCCGAGTCGTAATCAGCCTCTCCATCCACTATCTGACGGCCAAGGATGCCTGCGTCGAATTTCGTGACGACCCCGAGTTGATGGCTTGCGATGAGATCAAACACGTCATGAACTGCGGCACTCCTACTACTTGGAGGCACATCTCGTATGATCTGATCCGCTAGTCTGCTCACCATTCGCTTAGAGACCCCGAATGGTGAGCATCTGCAAAGCTGGCATAGCCCCGGAAGCAGTCTTTCCATACACGGACCCGACGCACAGCCGAGAAGCCAGGCAAAGTCTCCCCCATCATCCTGGAACTCGTAAGCCGATTCCGCTTGCCACAGAGCTATGGCTCTTCTGGGATTGCCCTGAGACTTCACAATCACAACTTCTGGATCACTATATGCTCCACCGGGGCCGATCTTTGAGACTATCTCGGCTAGGTCGTGAGACGATAAGCCGCCGATCTCCACGCGGCTTGTCTGAAATAGGCGCGGCACCTTGGACTCGAGTATCCAATAGGAAAGGATCCCTTCAGACGACTTGCTGTCTAGCCATGCTTTCAGCTCCCTCATTCCTCGTAATGACTGTTCATCATAGCTCCTGATCCAGTGCACCATACCCTGCGCGTCCAGCGCTGCGAGACTCTCATCGCCCTGATACTGAACTCGCGACAGGCCTTCCGCCTTCCGCATTACCTGTTGGTATAGCTTGGCAAGGTCACTGCACTTGCTCAGTTCGTGTTCAATGAAATCACTTCTGCCTAACTTGTCGAGCAATGCCATGATGAACACGGACTTCCCTATCCCAGCAGGCCCGACAACCTCCAAGAAATGATGATCCGCCAGGCATTTCGAGGCATCCTCCTGTTCGCGGAGATCGGAATTAGGAACATAGCAGGAGGGGAATGGAATCCCAGCACTCATGGCGTTCAAGTAGTCAATAGCCTGTTTGAAGCTGCCAAAACTGATCAGGAAACCGTCTGTCATTTCTTGCAGGAGCGACGACAAGTTCGCGTCCTTGGCCCAGGAATGCGGCGGCGGCACAGCGGAAGAGAGCGCTGGCACAATCTGTCCATAGCCACCAGCACACTGTATGTGATGTGCGGAATGCCGATCTTGGAGAGCACGCCTCAAGTCATCTACGTCGTCTTTGGGAAGACTCGGGCAGAACAGTAAGCTACCAATAAACTTTGGATCCGGGCATCCAGTGTTCTCTCCATACAAACGATGCACGAGCTTGAGCTGCCCCGAAACCTGCTCGTACAGTCGGGGAATGTCTATGTTTCGCAACCTAAGGTGTTGTTTCAGCTCGCACACGATGAGGAACCTATCAAAACACAGAACCAGGTCCAACTGGTTATGCCGAAGCTCACCACGTCTCGGCATCGGCACCGATGTCTCAATGAACACCTGACATTGGCCGTAGTCGTCTTCGTTCTTGGTTACCCACTCTTCGATCTGAGCAATCGCGGGCCAATAGGACTTGTTGGTAAGCCATCGCTTAGCCTCTACCAAGTTTGTGTTGCTCGCTGCGTAGAGATTGATCCTCAATATGCACCCCCGTCCGCTATCTGCCCGGCCCAACCAGTTGAGCGCGTCAGCGACATCATGTGCTCATTATAAACTAAAACACTCAGACGCATGCACTCTCTGGTAGAGATGTAAGGATCTGCGCACTCGCACCGAGATGGCATGTAGTGCGCTATTGGTCCCGGCACGCCGCCTCTCTCGCCAGTAAATATCCAAGTGGAGGACGCTCGGATAAACGGCAATGCAACTAGACATCTACCAGCCCACATTCATCATAGAGATCGAGGGCAAACGGCTCTCCAAGGACATCACCCACGAGATAACCTCGTTCACATTCGAGGACAACGAGGAGGAGATGGACGTGATGGAGATCGCCGTCACGGACAGGTATCTGCAGTTCGTGGATGATCCGCTCTTTCAGGAGGGCAACGAGATTGCGGCCCGGTTCGGCTATGTCGACGATCTCTCGCCCAGGAAAGTCGCGGTCATCAAGGAGATAGACTATGACTTCCCAGAGACCGGCGAGCCGACCATCAAGATCAAGGCTTACGACAAGGGACATAGGCTTGCAGGCAAGCAGATTCAGCGCGTGTGGCAGAAGCCCGCCCCCGGCATTCTCTACTCGGAGATCGCGGAGAAGGTCGCGGCAGAGCATGGCCTGACCTCTGTGGTGACAAAGACCGTCGGCAGGCATCTCAGGGTGGCCCAGGGCAATCTTTCCGACGCCCAGTTTCTCAAACAGCTTGCCACCAAGAGCCGTGACAAGGACGGCAAGGGAGTGACCGGGTTTGTGTTCTACGTCCAGGACGACGAGCTGCACTTCCACCCGAGGAAGCTCGAATTGCGTCCGGGGATGGCGTTGGAGTATTTCACCGACCGCGAGGGCGTTCTGCGCTCTTTCACTCCATCAACGCAGTCGCAGGGCGTGAAAGGCGCAGGCACGGAAACGAAGGCGGTTGGCATCGACCCACGCAAAAAGGGCTACGTCGAACACAAGGCCAACAACGCGACCACGACTGGTCGGACTTCGCTTGGCAAAAAGACATACCTGGTCGACGGCAACACCGGCGAAGGCAAGTATCGCAAGCAAGAGTCGGGCAAGATCGCGCAGAGCTTCGAGCGATCCGAGGGCTTTCACGAAGAGCCACACCAGGAGCCTGCTCAGGATAAAGCCGAGGGGCATTTCAAAGAAGCCGAGCTTCGGCAGGTGGAAGCG